CCGCTATGAGAACGGATCTATCGAGAAATTGCCGACCGATGTCCTTGTTCCCTTTGCTGAGGCTTTGGACTTAGATCCGGATTATCTCATGGGCTGGTCAGAAGAACGAAGAAAAAAGTATGTTTTGAAACTTCAATCAAAACCATTTCTCGATGCATTCAACAAGCTGACAGAAGAACAGATCGGAAACCTTGTCAGTAATCCAGAATACGATGCGTTTGACATGCTTGAGAAATTTGACCGTCTTACTCCGGAAGATCAAAAAGAAACAATTGCTTTTATTGATTTCAAGTTAAGCAAATACGAAAAGGGAGGTGATTGAATGTGGGTAGAACCAAGAGGTGACAGATATCTGGCAGTCGACCGGTATAAGGACTTCATGACCGGGAAGTGGAAGCGCGTGTCCACCGTCATGGACCGGGACACGGCGCAGGCACGGAACAAGGCCCAGAAGATCCTGCAGGCACGGATCGAGGCACTGCGGCAGCAGGATCCGGAGCCGCAGGACATTTCCCTCGCGGAGCTGAAGGAAGAATACCTTAAGTACCAGACGAAGCTGCTGAAGGAGTCCACGGTGATCCGGAACGAGATCGTGCTGAACGTGGTGGTCCGGGCGATAGGCCCTGACACGCTGTGCGGCCGCCTGACGGCCGGGATCATCATGAGCCGGTTGATTGATACCGGGAAGGAGAACGTCACGATCAACAGCTACCTGACGCGCCTGAAGGCGATGCTCAGATGGGGATACCAGAACGACTACTGCCCGGACATCGCCGGGAAGCTGAAGATGCTGCCGGACAGATCGGAACGCGAGAAGATCTCCGACAAATTCCTGGAAAAGTCCGACCTGAAGAAGCTGCTGGACGGGATGCAGGTCGAATACTGGCAGAACCTGAGCCGCCTGCTCGCCCTCTCCGGCCTCAGGATCGGCGAGGCGCTGGCGTTGACCTACACTGACCTGGACACGGACCAGCGGCTGATCCACGTCACGAAGACCCTGTCCAGGGCGTCGCGCAAGGTAACCAGCCCGAAGACCGCGGACTCCGTCCGGGATGTGTACATGCAGGACGAGCTCCTGTCATTGTGCCGGAAGCTGGTGACCGGCGCGAAGGAGCGGGCGCTTGCGCACGGATACGCCAGTGACCTCATCTTCTGCAATCTGGACGGAGAGCATATCAACTATGATGTGTATGAGAAGTATCTCCGGGAGAACTCGGAGCGGATCCTGGGCAGACGGATCACCAGCCATGTCATGCGCCACACGATGACCAGCCTCTTCGCGGAGGCCGGTGTGGACCTCAGCGTGATCAGCCGCAGGCTCGGGCACCATGACAGTCGTCTGACCCGTGACATCTACCTGCACTGCACGCAGGCGCAGCGCGAGAAGGACCACGAAGCTGTCAGGAAGGTCTCGCTGATCAGCTAGTGGGCATTTAGTGGGCAAAAATATTTGCGTTTATGGGTCGTTAAGGGTTTTTGAGTATTGAAAAACCCAGTAAACAAGCGGAATGTGCCATGTTGGGGGTATAAATCCACTGCCCACCACCGGCATACAGAATCCCCGAAAAAGCCTTGTGAATTCAAGGGTTTCGGGGATTTTTCATGCTCCTAGTGGGCAATTAGTGGGCAAAATAAAAAAGGGCAGAGCCGAAGCCCTGCCCTTCTTATCACATCGTATATTCTTTAATAATCGCATCGAAGCCCATGCTGTGGAGCTCCGCCATCTTCCGCTCAGCATTGCCCCGGATCGAGTATGCCCCGCACTGGACTCTGTAGTATCCTTCCTGCAGGTCCGTGATGAAGCAGTCCGTCCCGGTCGCACTGATCTGCCGCAGCTTCTTCTCTGCGTTCTTTCTATTGCTATAGGCGCCGACCTGCACCCGGTAGATCTTCCGCACTCCTGCGGTCTCATCCGTCCCGGACGGCTCCTGGGCGCCACCCAGCTTCTCCGTCACCTTCAAGGCGAGGTTTGCCATCCTTGCCATGAGCCAGTCGCCCGGGCAAGCCTTGTTGGCGAACCACCTGTGAACCGTCAGGATCATCTCATCCTTCGCCGGCTTGTAATTCAGCGTCTTTTCCTTATTCCCGAACCAGATCAGCTTCGTCTTGCCGTTCCTGCGGCAGATGTCCGCGCACAGGTCGATCAGCCGGTTGTACACCGTATCGTTGAACGCATACGGATGGCGCTTGTCGCTGGCGCACTCGATCGTGACAGCCCGCTGGTCGTTCGCGGAGGAACTGCTGCACCAGCTGCGGCAGTCTTCCGGGACGCACAGCATCACGCGCCCGTCGCTGCCGATTCCGTAGTTGCAGGAAGCCTGCGCAGAGGCGTGGTCGAAGCAGGCGCCGATCGTTTCGACAGACAGCTGCCCGACCACGCAGTGAGGTGTGATCCGGTCGATCGGCATCGTCCGCTTCCCGGAATTACATGGAGATAATTTAGTATAAGAAACAAGTGAACTATTCACGCCGCCTCCCTTCTGCAGCGCCTTCGGGATCTGGTCTGTCGGATCCACGTGTGTAAGGTCGTCATACTGCGTCAAATTATGTTCCCGCACGATCCGCATGACGGACGTCGGGTATGTCTGCCCTGTGGCGTATCCGCGGGCACCGACGGCCCGGATCAGCGTCGCAGGATCCTTCAGCGCCAGGACTTCACCGCCGTACTTCGGAGCTCCTCCGGGGCCGTAGTTGGATCCATAAGTCAGGAAGAGCAGGAAGTCGGCCAGGGACTGCTCGATGCTGTCGAAGACCCTGAACTGGTCATTGATCCGCACGATCTGGCTGCCGTACTGCTCGGGCGTGTTCTTCGTGATGCTCCTGCCGGGCCAGACGGACAGCCCGATGTCCGTCCAGGACTTATTCAGCAGCTCGCTCTTCTGCCCGACCATGTTGTTGACTGCGATCAGGCTGTAGCAGTCCTTGGCCATGCCGTAGCCGTTCTCAAGGCACGCCTGGGCAATAAGAACGCTCGGCAAGTATCCGTATCTCTTACAGACTCGCCGAGCGGGTTCGATCACCTGGTCAAGGTATTCCTGTTTAGTTGTACAAGGTTTCATTAGATCTCCTTTATGATCGCCGAGTATCCCTTCGTCCGGATCCGCTTGAGCAGCGCCTGGGCGTTTGCTTCAGACTCGAAGAGCCCGGCCTGCAGCTTCACCAGTCCGTCTTCCTCGATCCGGACCGTCTTGAACCCGGACAGATTCAGGGATCTCTCGACACGCTGCATCACGGCCATGTCGGCGAAGGCACCGCACTGTACCCGGTACTGTGTCCGGTCCTTCAGCCGCAGGATGTATGATACCTTCATGGAGCCGTAGCGCAGCGATCCGATCACCTTCCGGATCTTCGCTCCTTCCCCGGAGCCGGTCGCAAACGCATGGCCGGAGTCGAACGACTTCCCGCTGCCGTAGTAGCAGTTGGTGTGACTCATCGACATATAGCCGATGATGTCACCGGGCAGCAGGGTTCCTTCTGTCTGCAGCTGCTTCACCGTCTTGTTCCCGATCCGGATGATCCGGAAGTACTTCTTCGCGTTCTTCTCCGCATTGGTGCCGCACCAGATGATATTGCCGTTCTGGCAGAACCAGGCGAGAGCTGAGGACGGCACTCCTGCGATCTTCGCTGCCCACTGCACGCCGTCCACGCAGTTGAGCAGGTACTTCCCCGCCTTGCGCGCGCCCGGGAAGCTCCGGGCCTTCTTGCTGGTGGAGTTGCAGTAGCGCCACTGCCGGCCGGCAGCATTGTCGGCCTTAATGGTGGCGTTCATGTACTTGAGTGCATACAGGTATCTGTCGTTGGTATGGTCCATTTATCTCTCCTCAGGGAACTCGTCATCGTCATCCCAGTATTTAGCATCCGGATCTTCCTCTTCGTCTCCGCTGGACAGATCCTGTGCGACCTTCTTCAGCTTGCGCGTGATCCATACCGGCATCGGGACGCCTGCCTGATCTAAGTTTTCGCAGACGGAGATCACTTCCATGATGCAGATGTAGATCGCGATCCACGCTGCGATGTCGACCGGAAGGCTGATCGCGATTCCGATCGCCCACGCGAGGACGATCACCAGCATCTCCCCGGACTTCCGGAACAGGCCGGTGCGCATCTTCGTGCTGTCCCATGTGCCATTGATCGTCGCCTGGATCCATCCGGTGACGATATCGGCAGACATCAGGATCAGTGGGAGAAGCAATACCCAGTAACGATGCGTGAACTGAATTTCCTTTACAACTGACTCCATAATGAACACCTCACTTTCATATAAAAAAGGACCCCCGAAGGAGTCCTTAGTCTAACTATTTACTTATTTTTGGATTAACAGGAAGTAGCGAAAAGATTTATTTAAAGGACTTGCAACTACGGATAATTGCCCTTGCAATTACGGAGGGTCGATAAACCCAGTGTTTACAAGGCTTTACAGACACACCATCGTAAACGATTTAACTGAGTTGTGCGCCATGCTATACTTTCCGTAGGAGGTGATAGTATGGCAAAGCGTACAGGATCGGGTGGTAGACCGCCCTTCGGCACTCCGCAAGGCAGACAGTCCAAGCAACTGAATCTGACCATTCCGCTTGAACTTAATGCACGTTTAGAAAAATTTTGCGAAGATGATGAACGTGCAAAGTCGTGGGCAGTGCAGAAAGCCTTGGATGTCTGGCTGAGTGAACGTGGTTACTGATTTTGTGGAGTGTCTTTTAGGCACTCCTGTTTTTTACGGAATGTATAGTCCTTCATAGTCTGTGAACAACGGATATCTACCACGGCAGATTTTATGGAACGCTTCAAGACCATCATCACGAATAATTTCAAGAAGTTTGACAATCAGTCGCTCTGTATCTGGATGAAAATGCCGTCCTGCCCTAACCTTATTGTAATATTTCAACGGCTCTTCCTGTGTCCATTTATCACCACCGTAAACCATTCCTGCGCCGATCCAATCACAAACCATCTCTATGACATATTCGGACGGAATCTTGTTTGCAATAATGTTTCCAGAATTATCAAAATCCGTCCACCATTCCCAGTGATGCTTATTGCATCCTTTGTGATGTAACCACGCAACGGAATAACCCTTTTCAGCTTTTTCCGCTTCTATCGGACTTTTATCACCTTGAAAGAAACGTGCTGAAGGTGCAAATTCCGTTCTGCTAAATTTGGACAGATCATGTATTATACCCTGCCATTTGATCCCGCACGCTTTGCATTCACGGTACACAATAGCCTTGTGCTTCATTACGGTTTTGAAATGCTTCCATCTGTATCCGATGTTATCACCTCCCATATAATATAGTGCATCAATACATTA